ATTTTATTCGTTCACCAATTGAACCCAATAAATGGGTTGCAAAATCGGACGTGTCGGAACCGAAATTTTCGCCATTCGTCAATTGGTTGAAAAATTTACGACTTGTTACTTGAATCACTTGTCCCATTTTGTTGTTTTAAATAATTCAACAATTCGTTTCGCGCGTCCATTGCCTTGGCGATGTCGCCGTCTTTTATCGATGTGTTGATTTTGTTTTGCAAATTAACAAAAAATTCTTTGTCAACATCGGGAATCTTTGATAAATTTTCATCAATTGAATTTGTCGATTGTTTTGCGACTTTTTGATATTTTTTTAAATCATTCTTAATTTGGTTCAAAAAACTATATTGTGCCTTCATAATTGTCCCCCTCTTCGCGGAATGTTTCCGCCAAATTTTTAGTGTATATCTGTTTGACTTTATAATCAATGATTGCGGTGTCCGATGAAATGGTCCAATTGATTTGTTTTATTTCAGCGGATGACCCGTTTGATGTTATACATGACCCGTAATTTAACAAAGATAAAAAACCGCTAAATCCAAACGGGATTTTTCGTTCATTAAAAACACGGTATTGGTTGCCGTAATTGTTCCGAACAAACGATTTTCGGTTGTGATATGTGTTTTCAAGATATTTTGCCGACCAAATGTCGCGATGATTTGAAGGGATTGAACCATTCGAATATTTTATCAACTTAGGAATCTGAATCACGTCCGATGAAATTTTAATTGCCCCAACGCGATTTGTAATATAGGCCGACAATTGAGAATTTCCACCAAAAAAATTAATAACTGAATCCGCAATTTGACACAATACATTCAAGGCCGTTTCAAAGGCCGTTAATCCGTCTTTTCTTGTTGGTAACGCGCACGGGATTCGTATTTCCTCAAAACCTTTGATTGTTTTCAACTTTACATTATTGACCAAAATCGCGTCCGTCGTTATTTCATAGGAATTCCCGCGGAAATTTGACAATGTCCAAAAATCATTCAAATCCAACGAAAACGCAATCAATCGGTTTGCCTTTAATTCGTCGGTATTATATTGTTTTTGTTCATCCAAAACATCAACCAGGGTGAACCCCGATGTTGGAATCCAAAACGCGTAATTGTTTACGGGTTCAACACAAACGGTTTCAACACCATTGATTGTTCGAATGGTCGTTTTTGCGTCAAAACATTTGTGAACGATTTGAAACATTTCCGCGACCGTATATCCAAAATCGCCCGAATTAGGCAATCCTCGACCGATTGCACCTTGAAATTGGGCCAATGGTGAATTGAATTGTGACAAATCCAAACGCCCAGGTTTTGACTTTGTTGGTAAATAAACGACATCCAAATCCGACAACGAAGATTGAAACCCAAAACCAAGGTGTTGACATGCTTTTGATAATAATGTTCTTAATGTTGTGCCTTTGTGGATTCGTGTCGGATTAAACAAATATGAAATCAATTCTTTTATTAATTGAATGATGTAAATGATTAATAAGGCCGCATAAATCAAATTCACAATCGCGATTGCAATGGCATAAATCAAGGCCCCAACGGGACCCGTAACACCCGCCGCCGTTAAACCTGAAATTGTTGCAATGTCAGCGGACAACCTTCGAATGGTGTCAGCCAATTCACGGGTCAACATAAATGTTGACAATGACAACATTGCAAATTCAAGGAATTCAAATTCCTTTTGTATAACATAACGACAATCGATGAAATCACCCGCAACGAAAACCCCAATTGATTCCAAATAATTATACGTCAATCCCTCAATTCGTTCCGAAAATGAAACAACACCCGCAATTTTTTTGATTTTACATTTTACCTCAACGGGTGTTTCCTCAATAAATTCATCCGACAAATCCAAAAAACCGTCAAACGTGTCAAACGTATTTGTTGAATTTAATAATTGAATTCGAAATGGAATTCCCTCAAAAATCCCAACGTTTCCCGTCAACCCCGCCGAAATCCAATTGCGAATCAAAACGGCTTCGGCATTTACGAACGTCAAATCCGTGGATGTAATATTGGCTTCGGGTGAACCGTTTTCAAATGTTGCCAAAATGTTCACGTCCAACCATTCTTTTGGCGGATTCACCAATTGACCATTGATGAAAAAATTGAATGTCGGATATAAATTAGCCATTTATATTTGGTTTTGAATAGTGTGTTTTAATTGAATTATTGCCCTTTTTTATTTCGGACACCAATTTATTTGATATTTGGTCAACATAAACAAATTGAACGGGTTTGTTTTCAACCGTTTTTATTAATTCGTCAACCTTGTTGATGATTTGTTCGTTTGTTTTCCAACTCATATCGATGGCGAATCGTTCGGCCATTTTCATATTGTTGACCGCATCGGATGAATGTAATTTAACCGATTCCGATTCCTTGACAATTCGAACAACATCGTTATTTGTCAACCCCGCCAATTCTTTGTTTTGTTCGGCGGTCATCACGCGTTCGTTTGGGTGTAATATTGCAGAAAATCCGCCTTTATTATCAAGGTTTCCGCCTTTTCCCGTGTTTTCGGTTCCCTCAAAAAATGTTGGCAATGATGAAATGAACGCCGTCAATGCCGTGATGTCGCGAATTGTTGATGATAATGGCGACGCATCGCGATTTTCAACGTGTCCCGTGTACGCTTTGAAAGCCGTGTTTGCTAATTCAATTCTTTGTTGTTTTTTCTGTTCTTGCATTTTTTTACGTTCCAATTCGGCTTGTTTTCGTTCCTCGGCCGCCAATGATTGGTCCGCCTCTAAAACGCCACGTTCGGCAATTTGACGCAATTGGTCTTGACGCGTTTTTGAATTCTCAATTTCCTTGTCTAAAATTTCCTCACGTCTTTTTGATTGTTCGATGAAAATTTTTGTCAATTCATCTGCCAATAATTGGGCCGCATCAATTAAATCTTTTGTTTGTTTTTTTTGCTTTTCCAACGCGTCTTTTGTTGCGTCCAGACCGTCTTTTATTGCCTTTGCCAACGCATCTTGTTTCTTTTTTGCGTCATCCAACGTTTTGTTTTGTTGGTCGCGCAATAATTTATCCAATTCCAATTGCTTGTCGGCAATTATTTTTTTATCCGCGGCCGAATCTTCTAACAATTTTATTTCGCGTTTCAATTTGTCAATGGCCAATTGTTCCAAGGCCTTTTGCAAATCATCTTCATCTTTTATTTTTCGCGTTGCTGAATCTTCTAATAATGTGAATTCAAATTCAATGTCATCCATTTTCTTTTGCAAATCAATGTCATCATATTTTTGACGAATTTTTCGCAATTTATCTTGGTGTTGTTCCTCTAATTGAATTTCAATTTTATCTTGTTGTTCGGTTTGTTCCTTTGTTAATTTTCCGATTTTATCATATTTTTCTTTTATTGATTCTTTTTCCCTTTCAAACCTCAATCGTTCTTGTTCAATTTCACGTTGTTTTTCGTCATCAATATTTTCGGCCGTTAAATCTTCTAAATATCTTTTTAAATCTAATTCAATGCGTTTTATTTCATCCGCCCGTCTTTGTGCGTCTGCAATTTGTGAATTATTTTTTTCTTTTGAAATATTCACCGATTCATCCGCGTTGTTTTTTTCATCAACCAATTGTTCATGATTCAAATCATCAATTGCATCTTTATAAAGTTTTCTTTGAATTTTTAATGTTGATATTTTTGAATCTTGTATATTTAATTCATTAATTACGGCCTTTTGTTGTTGTATATTGTCATATTTATAATCTTCATCATTTGATTTTCTATAATCCGCATCTAATTTTCTTAATTCCTCAATATTTTTTTTACGTCTTTCTGTAATTTCAACCAAATCACCGCTAATTTCATTTAATTTTTCTTGATATGCTTTTCTTAATTCACCTCTTTGATTCAATTTAATTAATTCTTTTTCCTCATTATTTGCCAAATCCAACGCCTTTTGATGTCTTTTTTTCATTGCATCAATTCGACTATCAAAAATTTTATTTTCTCCCTCTATTATTTTATCAAATGTTCCCGTTGATGTTTCAAATATTTCCTGGGCCGTTTCCGCTTCCGATGTAAAAAATCCCAATGCGTCCGCTAATTCATAAACCGCAACCGCAACCAAACCGATGACATTGGCTTTCATTGATGCGTCCAATGTTTTGAATGATTTCGTTGCCCCGTCTGTATTTTTGGCAAACAATGACATTGCCGCACCATAAATTTCCGTTGCGCCTTTTCCAATTTTCATTGCGGTGTTGACCGCTAAAATTGTTCCTTTATAAACCAAAAAACCTTTTACAACCTTTGTCACAACCAGGATGATTGTGTCCAAATTTTGACGAATAAATTTAACGGTTTTCGCTAATTCACCCCCACCGCGACCGAATTCAATCATTGCCGTTTGCCATGCGTTTGATAACTTTTGCATTTCCGCGGACAATGTTCCCGTTCGATTTGCCGCGTCTTCACCCGCGTTTGTGTAACCGTCAATATTGTTTGTTAATTCTAAAATTCGGTCCTTTTGTGACAATACCGATTTTGCCGCACTAATATTTTCTTTTCCAAATATTTTTAACATTGCAACCTCATCGTTTTGCGCTTTGCTTAATTCGGTCAAACGTTGATTTAATGACAATGAATTGTCAGATAAAATATTGACATCAATTCCCGCACGTTCGAATGATTCTTGGGCCTCTTTTGGCAACCCTTTTGCCGCGCCCAATGCCAACAAAACATTTCTCAATTTAGTCCCCGCCTCGGAACCTTTTATCCCTTTTTCAGCCAATCCCTCAATTGCGGCCGCGGATTCTGAAATTGAAACATTGTAAGATTTTGCAACGGGTCCAAATTCTAACAATGCTTCGGTCACTTGCGGAATTTCCGCCGACCCAAATTTGGCGGAACCCGCCAACACATTGACGAATTTAGACGCCTGGTCCGCACCCGCGCCGAATTGATTCATCGCATCGGTCAAACGTGTTGCCGCATCGGGCAATTCCAATCCCGACGCATCCGATAAAATCAACGCTTGGTCGGTCACCTCTTTTAATGCTTCGGAATTTTGTAACAATTCAGGTTTCGCCGACGCGATTAATTTTAACGCCTCTGCGTATTGTGTGGCGGACGCCGTTGAACCGTCCATTGTTTTGGTTTGTTCCAATGCCGTTTTTTCGAAAAACTTCATTTGTTCATCGGTTGCCCCCGTGATGACTTTTAAATCCGCCATCGATTGACCGAATTGCGCGTTGATTGCGACCGCATTTTGTGCAACCATTAAGAATGAACCCGCGCCCAAAACGCCCAACAATTGTGTTCCAAATCCCTTGATTGCGGAACCATAATTCCCGACGTTCCGTGTATATGAACCGACCGCCGCATCATGTTTTTTTAATTCTGTATTGTTGCGACGAATTTCATTTGTCAATCTTTGATAATCTTTAACACCCTCTTTTGTTGTTAAATCAAGGTTTTTTCGTGTCCGAATCAACGCATTGTTTTTTTCTTGCAATTGTTGAATCGTTTTTATTTCCTTATTTTGAATATCAATCAACGCCTTTTCATTTTTGATTTGTTCGCGCGTTGCCTTGTTTTGTTCGTTGATTGATTGTTTTAATTTTTCATTTTGTTTCGCTTGTTCCGTTTTTGCGGAATTCAATTTATCTTCAAGTTGTCGTTCCTCACGTTTCAATTTCAACATTTGGTCAGTTGACTGATTGATTTTATCAATCGCCTCTTTTATTTTACGCAATTCATCCAATCCCGAAATTTTCGAAAAGTCTTTTAAAACCTTTGCTTGTTCCTTTATTGCTTTTGCGGATGATTTTTCAATGTCGCGAATCAACACCAAAAATTGTTCGGCCTTTTGAATAGGTTCATCGAACAAATTTTGTTCGAACAAATCGGAATTTGAAAATTTCTTTGCCATTTATTTAATTTTTTGAAATATTTTTATCACGTTGTTTTTTTGCGTCAACGTTCATCATGTTGACGTATGTATAAAACATTTTCACCGAACATTTAAACGGGTCCAATGCGATTTTTCGATGTTGTTCCAAATATGCCGTTGTCATTTCTAACGTTCCATTGTTTGACAATTCCATTTCCTGGCGATATTTTTTTTCCTCAATGTTGATTGCCGCATTCATTGCCCAATCTTCACGTTCAACCATTTTTGCTTTTAATTTACAAATTTTGATTTCCCATTTCAACATTTTCAATGAATGTTCGGACAAACCGAACGCGTTCAAATATTGGTCAAACAAATTGTCCCAAATTTCAACCGCTTTTGAATAAATTTTTTTTGATAGTTTTGGCAAATCGAAATAATCATCCATTAAAATAATGAATGCGGGGTTTCCCGTTTCCATTACTTTATTGAAATTCCAAATTGGACAAATTTCAATTGATTTGTAGAATTTTGTTTCTAATTTCACGCGCCAAAATTTGTTGGTATTGATACATATTGATGCTATTTAAACCTAAAATGTCGACACCGTATCGGTCAAACAAATTTGTTTCCTCTTTTTGTCCGTCGGCATCTAAAATAAAACCGCCCGATGTAATTGTAATTTTGAACGATTTATAAAATGCGCCCGTGTCTTTTAATGTTGTTCGGTCGGACCTTTGACCCTTTCGTCTTTTTATTGCCACGGTTGCGAATGTGTACGGTTCCAATTTTTGGCCCGTTGAATCTTCGCCCTGGTCATACAATTGTTCTTGATTTAATTCAATGAAATATGATTTCATTCGTTCATCACTCATTATTTCAGCCATTAAACGGTCAACGTTCAATCGCTTAATAAAATTCTTTAAAAACAATTTAAGCGCATCCATGATTAAAAAAAACCCCCCTAAAAAGAGGGGTTTTCATCATTTTCTTTTTTAACCTTTTTGAAAATTGATTTTTTTTCATTTGGTTCATCAATCTTTGTTTCGATTGGGCCGTCCGTTTTGATTATGCGTTCAACTTTTTGTCCCGTCAATTGTTCAAAAACTTGTTCCAATGTCAATCCTGGGGCGTGAATCACGCCCTTGAATTGTTTTTTGAAATCTTCAAATTTCATCCCTTGCATTGCGGCAACGTTGAACGATGTATTTCCAATTTTCATTTTTAGTTAATTAAAATTAAACAACGGTAAAAACAAGTTTTTCTAATCCAACGCCTGAATCATAACGGTCTTTTGCGATTGAAAATTGTAATTCATCGGAAACCGTTTGTGATGCGTAAGTTAATGTATAACGACCTGGAACCGTCACCGATTCAGTTGCGCCCGTTACCGTTACCGATGCCGAACCCGTTACGTTATAAGCCGCAAAGTTTGCAACTAATAATCCCGTGATTGGTTCCGTTTCAGTTGTTCCATTTGTTGCGAAAATATCAACAACCGTTGATGTTTGTCCGCATGAAATTTCCGTCCCGTAAACATCAATTAAACCATAAATTTCGTCGCGACCCCAATCCATTTCAGAATTTGGGACCATTCTAAGGTTTTCGTCTTGTTCGGTTGATGCCCATTGAAATTTGATTTTAATCATTTGAACCTCTGAATCCGTTGCAGCAACGAATTGAACATCCCAGGTGTCCTTATCAATTAAAATTGGATATAAATTCGTGTAAGGAATTGTCGTTTGACTTCTTTTTGACCCGATGACATTATCATCTTGGTCAATTAAAAATGCACCAATTGACGCGCATCCAAATGCAACAAGACGTTCCAACAATTGCGTGTCACCATTTGGAATGAAACCTTCAAAACTTCTAAATCCGTTGCGGACCTTTGCCATTTTTCCCGAATTGAACGTTTGCATTACGGGTTCTTCACGAACCGTCACAATGTTTTCAAGGTCGTTTGATGATGGTAAAGGCAACCATCTTGACAATGGGGCCGTTCCAACGTTTAACCATGGTTCAACCGCTGAAAATGATTTGATGAATGCAATTGATGCAAACGCGTCATTTCCACCCGCATTGATTGCGGACATTAAAATCAATTTTTTTGTCACCGCCATCGCCGTGGAACATCCCGATGTTCCCGTGTTCGATAATGTTACATTACATGAACAACTCATAGTAAATAAAGTATTTAATTAAACAATTTTTTTAATTCTTTTGAGGTCTGCCAACCTTCATTTTCTGCCAATGCAACAAATATACAAAATTTGCAATTGTAAACGTTTGTTGTCGATTAATTTTATTCTTTAATTGATTTCGCAAGAATAACCCAATTCGATGAATCTATTTTTCGCGTATTGTAATGCCACGTCAATGGATTGTGTTTCCGTTTCCAAAATTGTAAAATCAAATGATAATTGATTAATGTCAGTAATTAAATCATTTGCGTTTTTATATGCGTAATAATCCATATACGTCTTAACGGAAACCGATATTGTGAACCCATCTTGTAAACATATTAGTGACGCGCGACCATACACCGATTGCAATTCAATATCCGTTCCTTTGATGTGAATTTTTTTCGCATCCAAAGTAGTAACCGTTCCATCCTCATTTGTGACTTGTTGAGGAATCCCTTTGCTAATTATTAATCCCATAATTAATCTATTCTTTTATATTTTAAAATCGAACCTTTCCACGTTCTTGAAGTTCTACCCGCTGCTGCTGCATTATTTGCAAATTGATATGATAAGGTAGCATTTGCTGACGCTTGAAACGAGTATATAATTTTTGTACTTGATAATAAATCTATATTTGCCGTTTGTGTACCTAACACTACACTTGTGCTTGTCGGTACGGTATTTGATGAATAAATATTTACTTGTGCCGCTCCCGTTGCCGTTGGTCCTATCATAAATCCCGTTCCTAACATTGTTCCCGCACTTACGAAAAATGCATTTTTATAATCGCCCGTTATATTGTTTGCAGAAATTACAATATCCATTTCAATCATATAATGACCACCCGCCACCACCGAAAATTGTAAATCAGTATCGTCAGTTAATGTCGTACTATTTGTTACATCTTGGTTAGCGCTTTTTACAATCACGTTCCAACCTTCGGGGTTCAACACCGCATCGCCGACAAAAACAAAGTTACCATCCGAACACGCTGAATCGAATTCGGATTTCGTTCCCGACAAAGCGGAAATAACCGCCTTGTTTTCCCATAAATCATTCGAGGCGGTATAAAATAAACCTTGGTTGTTTAATAATGGCGCGGTGATTTTCAAATCGTGTAATTCGGAAACCTCATAACCGTTTTGAACACGAACATACATTCGCCCCGCGCTTCCAGGACTTGCGGTTGTGCAAAATCCTAAATAAACCAAATGATTCGGGGCGGATGGTTTGACATTCGTAATTGTTCCCGCCGTTGCGCCCAAATAAATGGCATCGCCGTCGGCAAATGTTGACGTTGGCAATGTACTTAATCCGTCCAACAATCCGTTGACAATAATAAATCCCTTTTGATTCGCCGCAATCGATGTTGACAAAACAAGACCAACCGTTTGCGCGGACGTTGCGTCCGTTAAATTTGAGGCAAGTTTAACCGTCAAACGGTCGCCCGTTCCGCTGAAAGCATAAACGGGTTGCCCCTTAGTGATTGTCACCGAATCGTCGTTCGTGACGTAAGCCAATAATGTATTGGGTGACGTTCCAATAACTTGAAAAACATTTGCCGTTGAATTATAAACACAAAACATTTCCGCCCCGCTTTGAATATCGCCACCAATTAATTGACCGTCATTGTTTCGATATAACGGAATCGCCCCAAGTGAATTGATGTTCAATGTGCAAACCGTTGTATTTCCATTTGTGAACCTAATTAAATACGCATCACCGTCGGTGTATGAAATTACACCGCCAATCGTTGTTGTGAATGTATCGGTTCCCGATGTTGTTCCCTTTAATATTCCGCCGCCACCGCCACCGCCAACGGAAACCAATGGATTCCCCGACGTACCATCGCCCGTGATTGTAACACCATCAACATTGACGCCATTAAATTCGACAATCGGATTTGATGGGTCTGTATTGTCAATTGTTACAACCCCGTTTCCGTCATCTGTTATTGTTTTGACGTAATTTTTTAAACGTGGATTGCTCATGTTTAATTTATTGTAAATTTATTTTGTTCCGCGTGAATGACAAATGTTTCTTTTTCAAAAATTTCCCATTCTGTAAGTCCATTAATTAATTGACCGACAATTTCAGGAACAACCGTCAATTGAAAATTTGATGAATCCGAACGATAAATCACCCAAGTAAAATTCCCAATTTGCGTTGCGTCTTTTAATGTCAAAATAACGTCGTTCGATGAACAATCAATTTCAAATCGACCATAATCACCCAACAACAACGCGTCCGCGCTTATTTGTTGCGGGATTTGATTATTTGCGTTTTGTTGGCCCGAAACCGCGGCGAATTGGTCATTGAATTTTTGACCCCCTTGAAATGCAAGTTTGACGCCGTTCATAATTTATATATTTCCAAATGAAACATTCATCGGTTCAACTTCAAATTCATCAAAGACAATCCAATCAACACGAACATTCGTGTCAGTGATGTCCGTTGCTGAATCAATTTCAAATGATGTGTCATCAATTAAATTTGCGATTGTATAATCGACATTTTCAATTGTCACCGTGTCGAGGTCTTTTAAAAATAGTGTTGACGGCAATGTCACCAAATAAGTGACACCCGATTGAAAAACAATTGATGACGCGGTTGTGTCATAACGTTCGAAATATTGAATGAAACGATTGGCCGAAATAGCATCGACAACGCCATGGTTGAACGCATCGCGGCAAATCACCGAAATTTGTCCCATGATTGCAACGTTTGAATTCTCATTCGTGTTTGCAACCATTCCCGCAATTGTATTTTTATAGTTTGATTTACGAACATATTCGGTCCAAATAAAAAATTTCAATGCGCCTTTTAAACCTTCATAAATAACATATTTATCATTTGAATCTAAATAGGTTGTTCCGTCTAATAATGCAACGTATTTTGGTGATTGCGGAACATTATTGACATCCAGGTCCGCAAAAAATCGGGTCAATAAATCATCACCAAGTATTTTTCGCAAATATTCATATTCATAACGGTCGATAAAACCTTGCAAATTTGCGGTTGTATATTGGTTTTTTGCAATTTGAACGGGTTCATTTTCAAAATCCGTTGTTGTGATGAATTTGGCGGTCGGCATGTTTTATTTTTTATTTCGTTTCCAATCTGTTCGAAATGATTTTTGCTATTTTTCTTTTTTCTAAATCCAACGCGGCAATTTGTCCAACAAATGCCGTGTCACCTGGATTGATTCCCAATGATGTTTTTGTCAATGATGGGTGATTAAGATATTCAACAACCGACATTTTTTTCAATTGGGTTTCTGAATATTTCGATTTTTTAGTATAATCAACCGCGACAACCTTTGTGTTTGTTTTTGGCGATTCTATTTCAACCATTGGTTCAACATTTTCGGTTGATTCAATTGATTCAACAACGTTTTCAATGTGTTTTTCAACCCCGTTTAAAATTGGTTTTTCAACCTTTATTGATTTGTTTTTGGGCGATTGACTTTTTGCCATAAAAATGTTTTTGATTATTGATTTCTTTTCACCCAAAAACCCCGAACCATTTACGATTCGGGGCAATTAGGAAAACATGAAAATTTTAAACCGCCAATGCTGCGATGTCAGTTGCGAAATCACCTTTCACAAATGCGCCTTCATTATTTTCTGAAATATAAAGGTTTCCGCGTAATTCACCGATGATTGTCACCAAGTTTTTAGTAAAGTCGTCATTTTCCCAACCAACCATGATGTTGATTCCCTCACGTTGATAGAAAATTGCTTTTGAAAAATCACCGATAACATAATCACCCGCCGTTACACCTGGATTTTCAACAATACGAACACCGCCAATTGTCGCGCCACCCGCCGTTGAAAATGGGGGCATGATATAATGACCGTCGGTTCCTTTTGTCAAGTCCATTGCCGCCGCGTCTGCGGGGTTCAAAATACAAATGTTTGGAACGAAATTCGCCAAAACGATTTGTGAAATTGCGGCACGAATAACGTCAAAATTATTTGGCGTTATAATTGTTCCCGCCAATGAACCCGCTGCAAATGTTGTTGCATGGTCCATTAAACCTTGCATGTTTGCACCTGAATATAATTCCTCGTCCAACGTCAAGTTTAATTCAATCAATAATTCGTCATTGATAGCCGAACGCATGAATGAAATATCGTTCAACATTTCAGTTGAAACCTTAACTTTTGCCGCGATTTTCAACATGTCAAGTTTAACCTCAACAAAATCAAAATCGATTGATGGTTTTGTTGTCCCTTCAGCCGTATATGCCGCCGAACCGTCGCGATTTCTTTTGTCAACTAAATGAACGGTTTTTGCGGTTGTCGAACGACGACCGAAAAGATTCACTAAAAATGGACGTCTTGTTGCGATGTCGGTATAACCTGGAACCAATTCACCCGCCAACATTTCACGACCCGTGATGTTTCCAAATGTGATTGTTCCCGCCGCTTTTACATGTTCAGGATTTTCATCCGAAACAACCGAAATAAACGTGTTCGAACGATTTTTTTGCGCTAACATTAAAGAATCTTTGATTTTTTCAACCGAATCATTTATAAATGATTTGAATGACATCGGTTTTGATTCTTTTTTACTTTTTTCAAGTAACGCAATCGTTTCACCTTGTTTTTTAACGATTTCATTAAGGTCATCAAGACCCTTTTGATTCATTTTTTCGATGTCGGCTTTGATTTGTTCAACGTCCGATTTGCTCAATTTTAATTCAATCGCCTTTTCAATCAAATCTTGTTTTAATTTGATTTGTTCTTGAATTTCTTTGAGTGATTCGGGTGTGATTGCCGCCGCCGCGCCCGTTGCGCTAATTAGGCCAATTGATTCCATTCCGAAACCGTTGACCGCTGCAAAACACGCGCAAATTATTGCGGTGAATGCCATAATTCCACGGAAAACATTCCATGAATTGTGATTTTGTTTTTTCATTTTGTGAAAATTTTTAATAGATTTTTTGATAATTCATTGATTTGTTTTTGCTGCAAACCTTTATCGTTTGCCTCGTTTAATCTGTTCAATTCATCATTCGGCTTTTCAATTGGACGGGTGTCATTGGCAGACGACGACGCGTTTTTGAAAAGTGAATCAATGTTTTGATATGCGGATATAATTTGAGCATGTTGAATTTGTAATTGCGAATGTGTTTCATCCGTCAATCCCGTTTGTTTGATAGCCGTAAAAATTGCGTCCATTTTCTTTTTAAGAAAATCCAACGCGTCTTGTTTTGATTCCGATTTGAAACCCATGAAAGGGGTCATATCGTTTGCACCCCAGGCAACCGTTGAACCTTCATATAATTTTAATTCCTTTAATATGAAAACTTCGTCATCACCGTTTGTTGATTCGATAAATTCATAACGGATTGTTTTATAGCCGACGGAATGTTCGTTGTAAACACCCGCTTCGTAAAGTTTTAAGGTGTCAACACCAAGTCCCGTTGGGACAATTTTTGATTCAAAATAAAGTCCGAAATTATCTTCACTCAATAAATATGGTTTTCCCAAAACTTTTTGTGTGTCATGTTGTAACAAATGCAAAATTTGATTTGTTCCATTTGGTCCGCGTTCGGCGATTGTTTTGGCGAATGCGCCTTTTTCAATTATGTCACCGTATGAATCGACATTCCCAAAATGGGCGAAATATCCCGTGACAATTCCCGATTTGACGTCAACGTCTTTTAATTTGCCCGTCAATTCTTTATATTCAATTTCTTTGTTTATTCGTGTTTTGCTCATAAAATTATTGTTGAACGTTTGCGTCAATCTTGTCTTTATATTTTGATGGTAAAATCAATTTGTCGGCCACTTGGTCGGGGTCGTTTTTTGGTTGAATTATTTCATAATCCATTATTAAACGATATTCATTTCGCGTTATGATTCCTTCTTCGACCTCTTTTGTTAATCGTTCGGATAAAATTTTCAAATCCGATTGCAAAGCGGGAATTGATTTTGTGTCGAAATCAATATAATATTGGGGACCAAAATCACGAACAATGAATGTGTTCAATGTGTCGCGAAAATCACACATTTCAGGAATCACTGCATTCAAATAAAATGAACGTTCGGCCGTGATGACGTTGTCGCGTGTCGATGCATCTTGCGAATTCAGCATGACAACGGGAACGTTCCATATATTACATATTTGTTCACGGTCCATTTTCTGTGAATCAATTATTGCCAAATCCACGGGCGACAATCCCATGTTCACCCAATTTAATGACGCGGATGTTGCAATAACTCTTTTAAAGTTTTCAACCCCCGCCGTTCGTTTGTCGAATTTTTTTTGAATTGCGGATGCCTCATCGGGTGTTAAAAATCCACCATCTTCGCCCGTTGTCGGACCCTGGGACAACAATCCCGCCATTCCCATGTTTTCATAAGCATAGGCGGACGCCGCGTAACTTTTATTTGATTTATCAATCAATTTTTGTGATGATTCGATGGGCGAATAACCATAAACAAAATCTTGATATGTCATCGCGGGATTCCATGTTTTGGAATGATAAACCTCATCGGTTGTAAATTCCAAATTGAAATCTGAATCAATTATATATGTGACCTTATTTCGTTCTAAATAATTCGCGCCCTCATTCAAATTAACCGTCATAAAATGCGACGGCAAAATAAACATTTGGGATGTTGTTTTGAATCCCGACGGTTTCAATTTATACAAATAACGGTTTCCCGTCAAAAGTTTATATCCCAATGCTTCTTGAATAAACAATGGCCATGTTTGAATTCTGTTTGGGTTTTCCAACAACGCGTTTAATTGCTTGTTGTTTGATTGAACCCAATATTTTGCCTTGGTTTTTATTGCGTTGTATGTGTCACCCGCCTTTTGATAGGCTTCATATTCGGTCTTTGCCTTCGTTCTGTTTGCGCCCTCTTTTAATTCATAGACGGTCCACGGCATTTGTGACGCGCGTTTGGTGATTAATCCGATGACTGAATAAACATCCGTATTCATACGGTATGACATTTCAATCAACTTTTTTTGGTCCGCGGTCCCCGTTTGCCAACCTTTTAAAACGTCGAATAAACCCAAAGTAAGTTTATTTTGGTTTATTGGTCCAACGTTTTGATTCAATGCCTTTTGGGACGAATCAAAATAAAAGGGATTTCGTATTTTTAAAGCCATGTTGGTGACAAATATAATAATTTAGATTTATTCGACAACAAACGTTTACAAATATTTTAGACAACAAAGAATTCACGGCGTGTTTTTCCGAATGTTTCAATAATTGAATAGGCCGTGACATCCACTTGGTCATCATGTTTGCCGTTTGGAAATGTGATAATTTCTTGAAAAAACGATTCATTCCAACCGCCTTTTAAAACCTTGACACGTCCGCCGTGGATGTATGGGGCGCATTCCTCAACGCGCGTGATTTTACCTTTTGCGACGTGTTTGTCATCTATAAATGTGACGTTTAAACCTTTTTTTGATAGCAACGATTTGATTCCGTGTCCCGATGCCTTTTTTTCAACGTGAATCAACGTGTTTTGCGGCAATTGATGGGCCGTCATTAATGAACCGATTGATTCCACTAATTCATATAATTCCAACCAAATTTGCTCACAATATATTAAAATAAGGTCATCACCTTTTTTTGTTGTGATTAAAATGGCCGTTGGGTCATTGATTGTTTTGTCGGTGAATGCCCCATCAATCCAAACATCGAATTTCAAACCCGTTCGGTCAACCTTTTCAATGATGTCAAACCAATTTCGTTTTATCATTTCACCTTCTTGGGGTGACGGTCTTTGTTGATACAATGACGAAAATGTCCGCGGTGATTTATCCCGAACGTCCTCAATTTTTTCCCGTGAATGCCAATGTTCCAACAATGCTTCGCCAATTTCGCGCGGGTCGTTGATGTCGTCCAAATCTTCGCGCAATGCGGGAATCTTAATCATTTCCCATTCATCACGTTCGGACGCTAATAACCGCCCCGCCAAGTCATCTTCATGCCAACGGGTGAACAACATCAATTGTTTTGAATTATTGTGAAAACGGGTTTTAAAAACGTCTTGATACCAATCCCAAACACGATTCCGAATTGTCTGTGAATTGGCGTCGGCCCTATCTTTGTAGGGGTCATCAATGATTCCAATGTCAACGGATGTTCCCGTCAATGCCTGGCCAACACCGACCGTTTTGAAAAATCCCGAACCGCCAATGATTTCAAAGATTTCCGAATTTCGCAATTTACCTTGTCGGGCGTCGGTTGAAACGTTTTTTGAATTCAATAATGTGTTGGGAAATATTTTTCGGTATTGGTCTGAATCAATTATCAATTGTGTTTTGCGATTAAACCCCGATGACAATGTCGGCGAATATGACGCCAATGCGATTTTTGTGTCGCGGTTTTGTCCTAATATCCACGCGGGGAAAACCTGGGATGAAATGGTCGATTTAAAATGTTGCGGCGGGATGAAAATCATCAATTTTTTAACGTCGGGTGAATTGTAAAAATTCGTCAATCTTTTACAAATATATTCAATATGCCAAGGGATTGAACCATCGGGCAACAATCCGAACGGCGCAACCAAGGAAAAAAAATCATGAAGGTTTCGACGCGATAATTCGGCCAAAATATCTTCATGGGTGAATCCCTTTATTGCTTCATTTATCTTTTGAAAGTTTGTCGGCAATTTCGCGCAATGTTTGTTCCGATAATTCGGTGATGATTGTATTTGAAACGTTTATTTTTTCGCCGCCCGATGTCAAGTCGGTGTTGTTCTTTAATCCCAAATCACTGGCAATGATTGCAGCATTGAAAAACCCCGCCGCGGCCCCCTCAAATTTTTGATTGAATATTGTTTCCTCAATCTGTTCGATAACGGCCAAAAATTCCGCCCTTTTTTCTTTTTGTTCTTTACTTTCATATTTGAAATTACGGAAATAAGAAAATGAACAATTAAGGTGAGAACATAACGCAATATGTGTAAATGGTCTTTTTATTGGTATTTCAACCAATTCAATTCGTGAACCGCCGCCCATTATTGAAACGGTCATCGGTTTAATTTCAATGAACGGATTTTCATCAACCCATTCAAAATATTCACACGCCGCATCCCATAACATTCCAGGGTTTGCGAATAGGGTGTCGCGACCGTGTTTTGAACGGTTGTTCCAAAATTTATTCCCTTTTTCAAATTTACCTTTCATGATACGAAGATACAAAAAAACTTGTTCCGTTTATTTACTTTACAAAAAACGTTCATTTTGAACCTGTTCAAATCGATAGTTTGGGAATGATTCCAATTCCTCTTCCGTGACATCAAAATCACGTTTGACGAATGATTTTTGTTTGTTTTGTTTGTTTTCAATGACAACGGTCAACAATTGAATGTTTTTTATTGGTTGATTTGTGATTTTCGAAATTGTCGCGTCATCCCAACCGAATGTTTTCATTCGCGTGATTGTTGCGGCCAATGTCCAACTTGATTTTTTTTGATATTCTGTTGTTTGCTTCATTTCTTTTCAGCGATTGCGAATCCGTATTTTCGGCCGTGTACGGATTTTTTTAAGGTCATCAACTTTTTATATTTGCGGACCGTTTTTTTGACAAAATATTTTGCCGCCAATGATTTCCCAAATGGGATAAATTTCACCAACCATCCGAATCGGAATGATGCGATTTCATATTCGCATAAAAACCCGATTTCATTGTCTTTGCCATTTAATTTGTGTTCCATGTTGTTTGATTTATTTATTTACCAATTATTAATATTTGTTATACAATAATTGCTACCAACATACGCGGTCATCCAATCGCTTTGATTTAAAACGAATTCTTTGTTGTTGCCGCTACATTCATTTTTTATTACAACACTATAATTTTGCGCGTTGTCGGATTGTATTGTCCCGCAATTGCATGGTTCGTCTTTTTTGCACGAAAAAGTTAATGCCGAAATTGCCGCGATTGTTAAAATTTTGTTTTTCATTTTATTTAGGTTTATTGTTTAAAAAATATTTTCATTCCGTTGGCCGCCTTCAAAATTGATTTTGACCGTTGTTCCATTGATTCGATTTCATCTTGAATGTCTGTTTTTTCGTATGAAACGAAATAACCTTTCGATGTCCCGATGATTGGTTGAATTCCATTTGAACGGATAAAATTAACTAATTTCCGCAACCTTGCGCCGTTCATTTTCTTAATTATCTTTAATTTTTCGCGATTGGCATTGATGCCGTCAATGATTGTTTTCGTTTTCACCTGGTTTTTTTTGGTGTATTTTTCCATTGATTTGACAATTATCGGAATCAATTTTTTTTCATCGGGTGACAAATCCGCGGTGATGGCTTCAAAATTTGTTATCATTTTGCGTTGTTTAAAATATACAATGAATATTCGTCAATGATTTGGTTCAATGTGTATGTTTCGTTGTAAAATTCGCATTGCAAACGGGAACATTTTTTTTCCCAATCTTTGTTGGCAAATGTTAATTCATCAACATGTGAAATGGATTCTCTTATCAACAATTCCAGGTGTTCAATTGCCTCTTTTAACTTTTGTTCATTTTCCAAATGGTTTTTATATTGTTTGTCACATGTGGTCCGCCAAATATTTTCCATTCCCTTTGCCGTTTCGACATCTTTTTTATAACCGTGAATTAAATCATTAATAAATTTGAGTTCTGAATTCAAATCTTTGATTGTTTTATCTTGTTGGATGTCCCTGGCATTGAAAAAAACATCCATTTTGATAATTTTTTCGGATTGGGTTTTGATTTTCGATTTCTTTTTTGAATTTGCGACAATCAAACCAATTATGACAATGGTGAATGTCAATGTGATTGCCGACGTGATGAAAATAAATTCGTTGAATGTGTTCATGGTGATGGTTTTATTTGTTTAATTTTTATTTTGTAAAGGATATAATCCGCTTAAAGTAGTGCATAATTTGAAACCGCTTATAAATAATACTAAACAATATTTATCCATAATTTGCAAAATCTCGACAACTTCAATATCTAAATACTTTTTATTGTATTGGAATTTGTCGCCAACTTTAAAATTAATTATATTACTCATATTGTATATTATTAATTTTTTCCTAATAATTCATTTTCGATTGCCTCAATAAATGAAAAATGCAAATCATATTCAGAAAATACATTTACCTCATTTTCCTCAATTGTAATTGAATAAACTTTGTAGTTTAAAAGTTTTTTTTGAAGGTCTGCGCTTAGTGTGTTAATTAAGTTTTTCATGTGATGGTTTTTTAATTTCAACAAATATCGGATTTATTTTGATTCAGCAAAACTTTTGTTGTGATTTTTTCAATCTTTTTTTTCAAAGTCTTGTTTTTCAGCCCATTTTTTTAATCCGCGGACCATTAAATAAATGAATTCAATGAAACAAAAGACGGGATAAAGGACCATTGCGATAAACAACCCCAGGAAATCAAAGTTGATAAAGAATTCAATTTTCATATAGTTTTCAATTCATTACGTTTTTCATTCAAAAAGCCAAGTAAAAAAAAGCGGTTGCCGTTATATTCAACCGATTTGACGGTCCCCGACAAATTGCCCGTCGATTTATAAAGGTCATCGAATTCGCGCATCCACAATTGAATTTGGTCGGGTTCCGCCTTGATGCTAATTTGGGCCTTTGTTTCCTTTTCCTTTATTTCGTTGGCTTTACCAATCTTTTCCAACGTCTGTTTAATGGCCATAAATTCCAACCGACATTTTTCGTCATAACTTATTGGATTGAATATCGATTCAACAAAATCGTTGTTTTTCTTATTGCGTTCCGATTCGGCGGCCCTCAATTCAATGATTTCGCCGTCCAATTCAACGTCGAATTTGCCGAAAAATTCCATGATGACCATTCCATTCACCTGGCCGTAAATGGTCCCGAAATGTCCCGTTTTGATACGTTCGAAACAAAATCGAACGGTTTCGGGTTGATAGTTTGGATATTTAGTCAAAATTAACCTCACTACTTCATTTTTTGCCCCGATTGGTATATCTTGACCTAAGAATGTCAGAAAGTCGTTTAAAATGGCTAAAACAACGTCAAACGCCACATGTTCGCCATAACGTCTTGACGTTGAAATCAACGACGGTGTTTTTGTTTCAAGTATTGTTTTTACCGAAAGCGATGGCCAAGCGTTCGGCGATTTGTCGTTGTTCCTCTGCAAGTTTTCGGGCGATTGCGTCTTGTTTAGATTCGAAGGTAATTTGTTGTTTTCCATTTGTTTGGGTGTTATTAGTTAACCATTCTGATTTAAAACCTTGCCATGAACGTGAAACGGCCTCGGTGATGCAATGTTCGGGTGTTAATCCCGATTTAATTATTTCTTTTTTAATTGATTCAAAGGCGGTTTCAGTATTTGCGGCCCGTTTTTGTTTTCGGACCGACATCCAATCGGTCGCAACATTTTCAGGGATTCCGAAATCAATCAACGCGCGTTTGAAATCAAATTTTTTATTTTCAATTCTATTTCTATTTTCATTTATATCTTCATTTTCATTTTCATCTTCTAAAGGCATTGCCGCGGCTTTGCCGTGGCTTTGTTTAATTTCCTCAATATTAGATTCTTTTCTTTTTTTCCATCCATCGATTGCCCGTTGACGTTGTTTTTCGCCATGCGATTCGCGCTTTTTTATTTCAATGTCCAAACGTTCGTTGAAATATAGTCCGTTTTCGTCTTTTTTAAATTTTGCCAAAACATCTGCCGCGGCATTGCCGCAACAAAGCCGAATCATTTTTTCGGTTAAATGACCTTTTTGATGTTGCAAACATAAAAGTGTTATGTATTGGCCCCGTTCATCCATTGTGAGGTCAGCAATTCCCGACAAAAAATCGGATGAATAAAATAAAAATGCGGGGTCTTTTGCCATGGTAAAAAATTGCCCCTTGTCAAAATAGTCGAACACTTATCGTTGGGCGATAAGACCTATATTGATTTCGGGGCGTATTTTAAATGTGAATTGTTTTTCATATATCCTATGTTCGTTTCGGATTATGCAATATTACTAAATTATTTTTAAAAAGCAAAACGCGCTTATTGGTCCGCCATTACTACCATCACGAAGTCGGCAAACGTTCGGCGCGTTTTTTATCTTGAATGTGTGTGTCGTTGTCATGTGATGGTTTGCAAATATACTTTAAAACAAGTTTTTGTCAAAATTAATTTTCATTCCATTTGATGCCACGGTTGTATTTTTGCCCGTTTGTCGTTCAACTATTTTTTTGAATTCGCGTTCATCGGAATTTGAATCGGACAAATGAATCAAAACAATATTGTTGACGGTTGAAATGTCGTTTGACAAAATCGTTTTTACGGTTTGATTGATTTCCATGTGTGAATTCAAAACACGGTCACGAACGAATTTGTTCCCGAATTTCGCATCAATAATTTCATCCGAATAGTTTGATTCAATTACGATGTGATTAAGGTTTTTGAAATTGTATTTGCAGAAAACCGAATCCGTGATGAACAAAACGAATCCACAATCGGGGTGATGAATAAGGAATCCGAATGTTTCAACGTCATGTTCGACATCGAACGGCATGATTGTAAATTCACCGACAATGAATGTTTTTTTGTTTTGTATTGTTTTGAAATTGTTTGATGTATAATTGGCAAATTCGATTGTCGATTGGTTTGCGTAAACATCAATTGAATTCCTGGTGAATTCCTTGACGAATTTAAAATGGTCGCCGTGTTGATGTGTGACAATACAACCCGCGATTTTTTGGATTTCAAAATCAATTGATTTTTTTACGTCCATAAATGACATTCCGCAATCGATAATCAACGCGGAATGTTTGGATTCTAAAATATAACAATTGCCTTTTGACCCCGTTCCAACAATGTGAAATTTCATTTGTGATGGTTTTTGATAGTTTGAATTTAGTGATTAAAACAATGGGTCAATTGGTTTTGATTCTTTTTTTTCATCAACCTTTGTTTCGGGTGTTTGTTCAACAACCTCAAATTCGATGGTTTCGGCCGCCTCTGTTTTTGAGGCGGTTTTTTCATCCCGTTTTTCTTTTGCTAAATCGGGCGATTCAGGTGAATCAAATTCATTATACATATCCGAATCGCTTGATGAATTTATTATCATTTTACACGCGCGGTTGATGGCGGTTTTTTTACACATTTCATCGGGAAAATTTTTGTGCGCGGGTGATGTTCCCTTTGTTGGACCTTGCATCCATGACGTTTGAATTTGTTTCATGGTCATCGGTTCAATGAATGATGTTTCGTCATTGAATTTTATCACGGCATAGGCCCCGACAATTTCATTGATGTCGATGTTTTCCAATTTTTGTTGATGTGACACCAATTTTTTGAAACCTGAAATTGGGTCCGTTTGATAAACAAATTCGTCTTTTTTATAAATAACGTTTGCGGTGATTGATTCAATTTTCGCGACACGTTTCGCGATGGCCATTGTTCCCGCGTAAGATTTTGACAACGTCAATTTTCCCGCGTACGGTATAAAATAGCATTGTTTTTTCATTGGTGACAAACCTTGAATGACCATGTCAAACAATGTGTTGGCGATTGATTCTTTTGAACATGATTCCAAAACGGGTTTGTTGTCGCGGTCTTTTTGTTCAATCAAAATCAAATACGCGGATTTCAACGCGTTTTCAGGTGAATAATCATTCGGGATTTTTAATTCGCCGACGGATTGCAATGAATTAACTTTTTGCAATACTTGTTCCGTGATTTCATTTTTTTTGGTTGCAACGGCAACGGGTGTTTTTGATTCACTCATAGTGATGGTTTTTAAATTAGGGTTTGAATTTACGAATTATTAATTGATTGACAAATATTTTTGACCAGGAATATTGATTAAGTTAATGATTTGCGATTTCGTTGGAAATATTTCCGAAACGATTGAACGGTCATCAATAAATATTGGCGCGACAACATCGAAATGTTGACACAATGCGTTGATAATATCCAACCCCGCATTTATTCGGCCCTCGGTATTCAATGATGAAAATGGAACGCCGTCCAATGTACATTCACACGTTTCACGTTCACCGCCGTTCAATTGTATTTCGAACATTTTCCATTTAACGTGATTGAATTTCCCGTTGATTCTTTTTTCGATTTCCTCAATTTTCACTTTTTGAAATTTTTCCGCCACAAATTCCGAACGTTCTAATTTTGCGATTTGCGTGTTCATTGTTTTTTGTTGCGATTCCAATTCGGCAATTCTTTTTTCAATGATTGCGTTGTGTTGGTTGATTTGCAATAATGATTTTAATGAATCGATTTCGGTTTGTAATTGGGATTTTTGCGCCTTTAATATAGTGTTGTCAGGTTGAACGATTTCGGGAATGACAATTGATTTGATTTGATTTTCCAATTCAATGATTTCATCCGTTTTAGTATAAACAGACAATGAATTTTCAATGATTGTTTTTTGGTTTTTTATTCCTGAAATTGTGATTTCAATGTTTTTGTTTTCGATTTGTATTTTATTGATTGATTCATTCAATGATTTGTTTTCGTCATCCAATGCCAAAATTCGGGCCTTGTTTGCGATTCCTTTGTTGTTTAACTTGAATGTTTTGTCAACCTTGTTTTGATTGAAATTTTCATTCAATTCATTTTTCTTTTCGTCCGCGTTTTCTAATTGTCTTTTGCACGTTGGACAAATACATTGTTTTTCATCAAACACAAATTCGGATTCCTTGATTGCAAATATTTCGGACCTAAGTTTTGTTTGCTCAATGTTCAATGATTCGATTTCCTGGGTGTTTTTATTGATTGTAAATTGATGATTTTTGATTTGTGAATTGTTGGATTCAATAAACGATTGGTTTTTTCTTAATTCAATATTAAAAACGTTCAATGAATTTTGTTTTTCATTCATTTGGCCGTTGATTAAACCGTTCAATTTTGATTCCAATTCAAATTTTTGTTTTCTTATTTGGTTTGAATTATCAATTTCCGCCTGGATTGATTTCGTTGAATTTTCAATTTGTTCGTCAATGGTTTTGATTGCGATGTTTAATTCAGCGATTCGTTGATTGGTTTCATCATCGTTGATGGCCTCTTTTTTCCCTCTGTTCGATTCATCGATTCGCGCGGGAATCAAATCCAATTCATCTTTTATTTTCTTTTTTTGCGCGGTTAATTTCTTTTTAAAGTCAACCAATGATTCGCCCGATAATTGATTCAATAATTCAATGAATTCAACCGAATCACCCGCAATTGATTCATTGGATATTTCACCCGCCATTTTCGACAAAATCGCGCGTTGTTCGTCCCATTTAAGCGAATTGAAATAAGTCGGTGACGTGATTAATTTCAAGATTTTTTCATCAATCATTGATTCAACCTTTTGTTTAAATTCGGATTGTGAAACGGGGATGTCATTATACATGAACAATGTTTCGTGTCCCGATAATTCAGCAACATCAAACCCGCGTTTTTTTACCCATTTTTCACGGTATGTTCGTGATAATTTCATGTCAAGGCCATCAACGCAAAAAACCGCCGTGACTGAATGGTCGTTTTTATTTAACGATTTGTCAACGGTGTTTTTGATTTCGAAATCTTTTTCGTCATGCGAATTTTTTCCGACCAACAACCAATTGAACGCGTCGGCCGTTGTTGTTTTTCCCTGGCGATTGTCGCCCGAAATGTTTGATTCTGTTAATGGGTTGAATTCCGCTTTGAATTCGCGGACGCCTTTAAAATTGCAAATTTGCAATGATTTTAATGTGATGGTTGTCATGTGTGATGGTTTTAATTTATGCAAAGATAATATTTTTGTTTATAACAACAAAAGTTTATTGAATTAATTATTTTTAGTTGAAAAATAAATGTCATTTATTAATTTGTCGAAATCGCCTTTTGAATTCAATTCGTTTCCGAATTGCAAAATTGCGATTGAATTGACTATTTCATAATTTAAAGATTGATTGATTCGTTTCACTTTGTTCAACCTGGAAATTGAATCAATTAATTCGGTTTTTGTGATTGCTTTGTTCATGGTGATGGGTTTTTAATTAATAACGTGAATGTGATGTCCCCTTGGCGATGTAATAAGAACGATTCATTTCGGCCTGAATATCTTCGACCGTCGCGTCTGTTTTAACGGTGACTTTAAAAAAAACATTGATGTCGCGATTGCAATGAATGATGGTGTGATTTTCATCCGCTGCAAAACTTTTTATTGTGATTCCGAAACCGTCCGCGGCCTCGAAAATTCTTTGATTTATTGTTTTCATATTTGTTTTAAATATTCATTTTTGTATGTGTTCAAATCAATTCCGATAATGTCGCAAATTTTTATCGCCATGGAAAACGACGGGATTGCCGCGCTTGACCGTGTTGACCATAATGAAAGGGTTGATTTGATATTCCCGTCCATTCGATTGGTCCAAAGTAAACGACCAAAATCCGTTCGTTCCAATGCGGGTTTTCCGCTTGGTTTGTTTTTGTTGTAATCTGACAACATTTTGTCAAGTAATAAATAGGCCATGATTTTATTTGTTTTTATAGTATTTTAGAAATTCGGGATTTTTAATGAAGGAATGAAAACCAAGGTCAAAAATATATTCATCATTTTTTATTTTTGAAATTACAAAAAACAAAAGACAACCATCATTTTCTTGATTGCCTTTTAATTCGACAACATCAACGATTTCACCTTTATTTTTTATCAATTCACGAAATTCATCCGAACGTTTTGTTGAAACAATAATTTCATTGATGAATTCATTTTCATTTGGCAATCTTTTAAACATATTAATCAAATTAGGCCCCGATTTTATTCGGGGCGTTTATTTTTTATTTTTATTATTTTTTTCTTAATTCATCGAATTCAATTAAACTTTCGATTGTTGTGATGTTTTGTTCATTTGGTTTGAAACAAACCCAAAGTCCGTTGATTTTTAGCATAAAATCACCCGATTCATTTTCGAACGCCAAATCTTGCGTTGTGTAAGCGCTTATTTTTTGTTCATTTAAAAAAATAAAATGTGATGGCGCGTTCGTGTTATACTTAGCGAATCCGTTTTCTTCGATTTTTAATGTTGTTGTCATTGTGATGGTTTTTTTAATTGTTTGACCTTACAAACATACAATCATTTTTTGAATTGACAAAACAAAAGTTGAAAATAATTCAACGAAATAAGTTAAATCGTTGATTTTGAATAGTAAAATTTATTTGAAAATATATAATCCGACCGATGTCAAACCCAATAAAATGGTTGAACCGCGCCAAATCTTTGCCCGACGAATTTGTTTTTTGACCTCTTTTTCGGCTTTTAATCGGGTTTTTTGTTCATCTTGATACATTATCAAGGTCAATTCGTTTTTATGCTTTAAATCATCGATTGTTCCGTCTTGAATCTTAATGATTGAATCTTGAAAAACAATTTGATTGTTCATCTTTTCCGAAATCAACTTGCATTCCTTTAATTCTAATAATTTTTTAATAATGATTTTTTGTTCAATGATGTTGAAACATTTCAATGAATCTTTATTCTGACAATAAAGAATCGAATGCGACATCCAGGTCGCGCAAATTAGCAACGTCAACCGCTTTGTAAATTGTGACATATTTTGTTTTGATTTTTTCTATTTCGCGGATTTCAATTTTGACATTCTTTTTTAGTGAATCAATCAAAATGGAATCTTTTCGGATGCGTTCATCCAATTTTTTTGTTGCGGCGTCGTAAATTAATTGATTCGGTTTTGAAACATTGGGTTGAAATAATACCGCCCCAATAATTCCGAACACAATTCCAATCAAAAAACCAATCACCAGGAATTTATTTACCATAAAAAATGTATAAAATCAACATTGTAGCAATTGCGCCCAATCCAAAGGCCAACAATTTTTCGGGGTCAAATCTTAATTTCATTCTTTTTTTCTTTTTGAATTTGTGTAACGGTATAACCTGAATAAATCATCAATGCGCCCGTCACCTCTAAAAATTCCAACGGTTCAATTGTTGACATGTTCACGGACATAAAAATAATAAACGACAACAAAACAACACCGAAAAAACAAAATGATTCAAAACGTTTTTTGCTGAAATATGAATTTTCGGTTGATAGCATGGCCCGAAATTCAATCCAAAATCCGCGATATTTTATTGAATTTTCCATGTTGAATGAATTGATTTTAATGTCACAATTGTGATTTCATCTTTTATTTTGGTCCGTGGATGCAAATCCAAATGCAACCATCCAGGTGTAAATGAATAGTGTTCAATGCAACGAACACCCAATCCAAACAAGGCAATTTTATTTTTTTCGGCCCATTCAAACATTTGTTTTCCGTTCATGGTTCCGATTTGGGAATCGATTCCGTCCGATTTACGAATGATTTTTCCCGATAAATTCTTTTCAAATTTATGGCGTGACCTTGACGCGCCCGTTGAGGTGTTCGGCATTCGGACACCGCGTTCATCAAATGGACCGCCATTAATCCAATTGTTCAATGTAACCGACAAACCCGTATTTGTTCGAATCCATTGCATTAAAACGGGGATTCGTTCATCTTGATAATCGGACAATTTCGCATCGCCTTTTTCAATTAAATCATGAATTTCTTTTGGGACATATTCGTCAACAAAAAAATTTTCCGAAACCTTTATTCTTGTTTTCATGCGACGTGTTTTTGGCGTTTTTTTTCATCAACAATTTCAATGATTTCATGCGACAATTCATTGATTCTTTTACACATTGCGTGAATGATTTTGTTGTGTTTTGGTTTTTTAAATTTAGTTTTTTCTCTCATAACGAATTAATTCGATAATTTTTTCCATTGATTTGCTAACACTATTCATTGAATCAAGCATTTCGCGTTGGTCTTCCCTTAATTGTTCCGAAAATTGCTTTTGTTCCTCTAATAGAAATTTACTTAAATCATCGATTCGTCGGTCTTTTTTTTCAATGGCTTTCATAAAATACCAAATGAAAAAAATCAACGCGGCAATAAGCGGGGATTGTTCGGCTATTTTTGAAAGTAATTCCATTACACCTCATAATTTTTTAATTCATTATTGACCCAGGCATCAATTTCATTATCATCCCAAGTTTTTAAATAAACAAATAAATTTGGAAACGTGAAACCAAATCGTGTTCCGATTTCATCCACTAATAAAATTGAAACGACGCAATATTTTAATTGTATTTTGTCTGAAACATTAACAACGGTAACCGTTGGATTAATTATTTCAATATTAAAATCGGGAAATTTATAATTCATATTTTTATTTTTTTATAGTCCAAAATCTGAGGGAATCCATTTTCGACACATGATATACGATTGACTTGTTGATTTTCCCGTCCCCGCAAAAGTCGAATTTGATTGTAATGTGTAAGCATTTGCCGTAGTATTGGCAAATGTTGTTGATGTCCAAATTCTATCCGTTGATGTCGTTACCGCAATGTTGAAAGGCGAATAATTCAATAAAGAATTTGTTGTAATTGAAAAATTACAAATAGAAACAAGTTGATTGATGTTTGGCAAAGCCCAATCGGTGAATCCGCCTTGTGTACTTGCATTTGCCCCATCAATTGCGCCGTTCCATTGGGTTGCGGTTGTTAATGCAATATACCACATTAAACCCGTTGAATGGTCCAAAACAAATTTATTGGTGTATGTTTGACCGCCCAATTCATCCGTAAATCTTTGATTCGTTCCGAAAATATTCAAATCCGATAATGTAGAAAAACTTGCACCGATTCCCATTTGCAAATTTCCGTCGTCGCCTGACCTAAATTGTGTTATTTGGCCGCTTCGCGTTGGTTGCTGACGTTGTATTTGATTAATTTGCGTCGGTGTTAAATCATCGTTTAAATCTTGCGTTGTTAAATCTTGAATTAATGTACATGATAAATCAATCATTGAAAGATTTAATTCAACGTCACCGTTTGGCTGCGTCAAATTAATATTTGGTAAAACAAATATTGTTCCCGATGCAAATTGATTTGTATAACTTGCATCTGTATTTTCGACAAATGAATCCTCAATGTTCACTTGAACACCTGGGTCAACAATTCCTATTTGGTTGCCGTCTGAATTCACAATTGGAATGTCTAAATTTGTTTCAGCATTTAAATTAGTATAATTTATTCCATTGATATCAATAATAGAATCACCAATTATCACGTCAACACCTGGATTGACCGTTCCAATTTTATTTGAATTTAAATTCAGAATTGGAATATTGATTGTTGACGGGGCCGTTTCAGTTGAATATAATATTGAATTTATTGATATTTCAACATCACCGCCGCCCGTTGTTGAATAACTGAATGACCCGCCCGACGGAATTGATTCCAAAAATACACCATCTTCAAAAATTGTCACGTCCGCGCAATTTTTAAAATCAATGTTATTATAACGACCACAATGATTGATTGATTTTCGAATCGGAATTTGCAAACGTAATTCGACACCCGATAAATTATCGTCAAATAAATTGGTTGTCGTTCCTTTGTTTGTTACTTCTAAACCCCATTTTGTGTGACGAATTCGTTCCAATTCGCTGAATTCTCTATATTGAACAAATTGATTTGTTTTTAATTTATCAATAAAACTATTTGCGATTGAATCCATCGCGTCAATGGTATATGTATAATGCTCATCGGTTGTAAAATCTTCGTAATTCGATGAATTCATAATAAAAATCGAACATGAAACATTGTCGCCAATTTGTAAATTTGGGTCCAAATTTTCACGCGTCGAATAGTTTTCCGCCAAATAAATCAACGGATATTTTCGCAATGAATTTGAAATTTGGTTCAATTCATTATTTGCCGCAATAAAACGACCGTGAATATAAAATGGATATGACGCTTTGAATTGTGTTCCAACGGGCGCAACCGATGCCGACACCGTGAATGATGGCGTCAATGTGTTGATTGCCGTGATTTGATATTCAACACCGCCAATCGATACCATTTTTCCAACCGTCAAATCCAATAAATCCGTCACAACAACAACATAATTGGTTGTTGATGGCGTGTTGGTGATTGAAATGATTGATGCGCCTTGTCGAATTGAATCAACAATGTCACCGATAAAATCTATGAATTTAACGTCTGCCATTTTTTAATTTTAATAATATACGCGAATCTCTAACAACATCGAACCGTCTAAAATATCATTTGCGCCCGTACTTGATAAATCATCAACATATAAACGAACAACGTTGTCACTAAGTCGCGCCGCTGACACCGTATAATCTACGGCCCCCGAAAGTAATGCAATTGTTTTATTTGCCGCAAATGCACCCGTTATTGTTAAATCGTAACGCCCTGGGCCAACATAAGACCATGTAGGTGTTCCGCCAAAATCATTTTTAAATTCATTTGACGTTGGCGCGGATGTTCCCGTTTGCGATGGCGCGTTGTGATAAGATTTATAACCAAGTAAAATTGATTTGGTCACTTTTTTGGATAAATAATCACCTGGGACGCCTTGATATTCGGACGTTTCAAACAATTCATATTCCGTTACCGCCGTAAATCGGGATGTTAAATCCGATAATTTTATTGTGTCCGCCATATTAGTAAAAATTACGTTTAATTATATTTTGTCTTTTGTCTGTGAATTTGAATTTTGCCGTTCCGTGTTGATTTAATTCAAAAGTAGTGAATTCCTCGATTGAATCGGGATATAATTCCAAACGTCTGAATTGTTCAAAATTACATGAACCGTTGTTTGTGACCAATATTCGATTTGCCAATAACCCGTCGTATGTGATTGCGTTCAATAAATTTGACGGCAACATTTTGGTTTCAAGGGTGTACAAATTGCGTATTTTATCTTGAATTTGCGTGATGTCACGCGCTGAATTTTGATAATTGTCCGTTTCAAATGTTGGTTTTTTATCACCGAAAAACCCTTCAATTCGGTAACTTTGATACCAATTCATGTTGGTATAATCAAACCCCGAATTCATAATATATCCATTTTGATACGTTTCAATGCGGACCGTTCCGTTTGCCCTAAATTCTGAATATTGAACACATTCATAAATCAATGAATCTTTATTAATGATGTCACCCAATGAATTGATTTCGGTTTTTATTTGATAATTTCCAAAACCATAATCATCAAAAACCAATTCCCATTCAAGTTTGTAACCTTTATAATCTGAATTTGATAAATCACCGAAATCGTAAAATGTCCCCAAATCGTTATTTATTAAGTCAACCAAAAATGAACCATTTTTCCACAACTTCATTGAAATTGTGTCGGTTGATGTAACGCGACGGAATAAAAATGATGTGATGTCGTTTTCCCACCATTCGCCGCCAACATTGGCGAAAACGCGTTGATAGGGTTCACATTTGCAAAGACACGCGCATTCATCAACACCAACGACCAACGATTCAATTGTTCGCGCGTTTATTTTTGACGCCAAAACACCTTGGTTCAATGGTGATGAATTTGTTCCAAATATATTTATCATGGTATTGGTTGCTCTGTTAATTTAATCAAACCTTGTTCCGTTATTCGCGGACGACTTAATCCGCCCTCGTCGGTCAAAACGGTATCGGAACCAGGTCCGCCGTATTGTGAACCGCCCAATCGCGCGGACAATTTATAATTCGTTGATGGGTTCAATTGTGTGAAATCAATGATTCCCGTCACTTTGACATTCGACGCGGATTGTGTTATTTTTGCCGCCGTGAACCCCGATTCGGGAATCAATAAATTGTTTAATAATTGATTTCGCGATGCGATTGATGATAATTCGAAAATTCCATTTTGACCCGCGTTCAATGTTTCCATTCGCAAACACGCCCATGGAAAAAGTAAATAACCCGCCCCCGTTGCGGGTGTGAAAACCGCTTCGAATTTTGTGTTTTCATTCTGTAAAATCAAACCCGTTGAACCCGTTGAAATCAATTGATTGTTGGATTCACGGTATAAATTGATAACACATGACCATTCAGGTGTCAAATTGCCGTCCAATTCATAGTCATGAACATCATTTGCAGCAAAATGATAACGATATAATGTGTCAATACCAACCGTCCCGTTATTTATTATAATGTCATAAACAATTCGAACATCCCAATCGGGTGACAAATAATAATTTGATGACTTGAAATTTTGATTGTTGTTTGGTTGCGTTGAATCGAAAAAATCCGACGGAACATTTGAATTTGCGATGAAATCTTCATAACGAATTTTCCATGGTATATAAACATTATATTCCTGAAACGAACCAGGTGATGAATTTCCCATTTCAATGATTGCATTCAAATACGGGTCGCCCGTTTCCAATTGAAACCCCCTTGGTGTATTGATTGCAATTTGTTGAACACCGTTGATTGTTTGAACACCCGACAAATCGAATGAATATGAATCCAATTCAAACCAACGTTCATCTGCTGAATTATATCCAATCATTCGGCCCGTTATGCTTGTAATGTTTGCGTTTGGATATTGAATAAAGTTTAATGAACAAATTGCGTTCGACATGATTGCGTCTTCATTCCATGTCCTAATTGATGAAAATCCCGACGATGCGAATGGATTTTGTGGATGAATCCACAATTGTGATTTTCGTGAAAAACTCATCAATTGATAAATATCCGTGTATAAATCAAAATTGTTCACGTCAACAATTAAATTGACTTTATCGGAATTGACGGCCGTCAATCCCGCCGTTTCAACAATTACAGAAATGCAAAATTCACCCGATGCCGTCAACCTCAATTGTTCGGTCGCCGTTAATTCAAAATCAAATTCAACGTCGATTTGTGATGTTGAAATAAATGTTGCGGTTAAATTGGTGATGTCACCATTTGCAACGGGTGTTGGTGATGTTGAATCACAAACAACACGTTTTTGATAAAACATGAAATTTTCGGCACCATCGGTTGCGATGGTGTTTGAATATTCGGATTGCGGACACAAATAAAAAACCGAAACAATTAATGCGGTTGTGTTATCAACGAAATTTGCCGCGCTTGTTTCTAATTCAAAACTGACCTTGGTTTTTTGTGTTATCAATAAACCGTCCGCGCTAAGTAATGACGACGCGTTTGCATAATCTAAATTTGACGTCGAAAAATTATTTGTGAATCCGTTAAAATTTTCATTGTAATATGCCACCTCACCGAACAATAAATCATCCGTGAACGAATGAATTGTGTTCGGGTTTGAATTGGCCGTGTTTAAATCCGCCCGAAAAACATATTTCAACGATTGATTTTGTTGGAAATAGGTCGGGTCAATAATATTTTTAATATTGTTTTGTTCACCATCCAGGAAAAACGGGGTGATGACAAATTCATGTGTGAAATTGAATGTTTGCGTGTATGTTGTTGATGAAACCTTTGTCACGGTCACAACATCGTTAAAAAACCAACTTCGCGGTTGTCCCAATGGAATGGCCGAAATTGGTGAACCACTTAATCCATTGGCATAAAAGCCCATTGATGAATTGTCCAACATTGAAACAAAATCCGCGGGTTGACTATTTTCAACAATACCATAAAATAATTTTATCGCCGTCAATGATGTGCGTCCCTTTATATTCAAATAACTGAAATTCCCAAATGTTCCCGTTTCCGTTCCGCCCGTGTAAACAATTGTTGTATCATTTATGAATGTAATTGTTCCGCCATTAATGGCAACATAATTAGTGATTGCGGGGTCCTCATTATTGGCGTCAAATAAATCGCCAATTCTGAAACCGTCATCTATAAATGAACCCGATGAACGCGTGATTGTATTTGTTGTGTTATCAACATTGAAAACATTGAACGGACTGGCTTTTGAATTCCATGAAACAATAAATGTGATGTCGCATTTTATTCGTTCACCAATTGAACCCAATAAATGGGTTGCAAAATCGGACGTGTCTGAACCGAAATTTTCGCCATTCGTCAATTGGTTGAAAAATTTACGACTTGTTACTTGAATCACTTGTCCCATTTTGTTGTTTTAAATAATTCAACAATTCGTTTCGCGCGTCCATTGCCTTGGCGATG